ATTGATCTCCATCACCTTTTCCTCCTTCATGAAAACCACCAACAATATTATAAGATTCAGAAGAATCATAAAATAAATTAGGATCAGCATCAGCTGGCTTTGTTTCCCAAACAACTAAATTATTTGCCCTTGTCACTACTATTGTAGCTTCTATAAACCAAGTTCCTGCGGAACACGCAATAACTCCACTTCTACACGCTAAATACAAAGGAGATGTGGGATCACCTGGAACTGCTTGCCAAAACTGAAAGTTAGGTGTCCATGGATCAGGACACACTACACCACTTTGACTTGTAGCTATATTACTAGTAAATATAGGTGTTTGAAACCTTCCATTACCATCGTCAATCACTTGTCCTACAGCTGGATTTATAAAGTCACCAACAAACCAAGAGTGTAAATCATCATAATTATTTGATGCTACATATTCTTGATCCCATAGATATTCAATTCCATAACATCCGCTATCAAATCTTCCAATTCTCCATTCAATTTTAATACTTGATTGAGCCGGCACATCGTAATTTGTTGTAACACCCGCTGCATCAGTGGTAAAAGCGGGGTATTGTAAAAAAGGATTACAATATGTGTCATCTTCTCCTCGAGCTTTTTTCTCTCCCTCATCAATAACAGCATTTTCATCTAAATTAATACTAAAGTTTTGAGCTCTAATCTGCATGTATAATCCAGAAAGTTGATTAGAATCATCCGCAGCCTCACCTTCAACTTCTAAAAAGTTAGAGGATTCAGCTGAAACATCTAACACTTGACATGTAACTTCTCTATTTAAAGGCCCTGAAGCATCTCTTTTAACTATAAGAATATCACCTTTTTGTACTTTATTTTGATTGTCTCCCTCTAATTTAAAGTATATAACTCTAGTTGATAAACTTTGATAATAAAAATTTGAGTAAATAGTTTCATACCCACCTTCACTAGGTTTTAATACAAATTTATATTTAGTCGCCCACTCTGGTGGATAATTTTCAATGTTTATTTTTATTCTATTTTGATCAACAGATGCCGATGGAGGCACAAAAGTTGTGTTAAACTCAGACACTAATACAGTAGAGGCTCTACCGTATTCGTCCATATAGACAATTCCCGTTTCATAATCTCTATTACTATGTAAAGAAGATGTGTCTTGACTGGATGTAAAAGTCCCTTGTCCTCCTGAAAATTTAAAATATTCATAAACTTGTGCTGTTCCTGATACATATTTCATCGCCAAGACTTGTAACGAAAACACATTTGAACCTACAGTTGATCCAATTCTAAAACCTTGTTGAGTTTGTGAATCAATACTACTGTTAGTTTTTGTAAACACACAATTAACAGGAACTATTGTTGTTGTATTAAACAAGTCTGTTAAAGAAGTTCCGTCTGCGGAAGTTGCAAGAGGCTGAAAATTAGCGTTTAATACAGTACCTATCCTTTCTGCAAATGCAGCTGAGTTTACCATTTCATATACAGAGGAATAATTTTCGTTAATAGGAAATATTATTCTTAGCTCAAATGGGGTATTGTTAAATGCTGAATCATAACACGCATCGCTTGTAGTCCCGTCTAATGAAGAATGCTCTATAAAAACTGTAAAAGATATTGAAGTACCTTTTAATAATTTTAAAGCTTGATTAGTTAAATCAAAACTAATTTTAGAGTTTTGTATTGTGGCATTTGCTATTGGATTTATTGTATAAATATCTCCAGTAGATAAAGTTGGCTCTGTTAAGTCTTCAAATAGTATATCATTAGTAATTAAAGAAGATGTAAAGTTTATAGGTATATTCTGACCAGAGTTATTTATTATATCATATCCATCAGTGTAGTTACCATAAATAAGTCTATTACCTTGTATTGTTTGAGCTTTAGCTATTTTAGGAACATTATCGTATAGTCTTAATAATTCATCAGATCCAATAACTGTATATATTTTACTATTTGTAAAAGTGTAAGTTTGTTTTGTATTATCACCCCATCCGTAATCACTTTTTTTAAATCTTTCTATTACATAAATAGAATTACTATTACTAGGCTTGAATAATAAATCAACTTCAATTACTTTATTAGATCCTGTTTCAAATTCAACCTCAGCTGAATTATAAATATTAGTCATCGAAGCGTTATTGAAATTGTTTACATCAAATTCAAAAGGCCCTGGTTGGAATGCTGCAACTGAAAACAATGATGTTGCACTGTATTCGTTATTAATATATCTATATCTATAACCAAAAGTTATAAATCTAGTATCCATATAGTTCTCTTGACCTGGAACATCAAGCAATGTTACGGCTGGTGCCGGTAATGTGTCTAGCGCATCAAATCCTGGCGGTTTTAAAATAACACTTATATCTGTTTCTTTTATACCATCATTTAATCCCGCAGGATCTGGATAATTTTGCGTAACGTTTATTTTTCTAGGAGGATTCTTGTCATCAGTAAAAAATAATAAATCTTCTATCTTATTTACACCTGTAATTAAAAATTTAGGATCAAACTTTAATACTTCTTTACTAATTACATGATAAGTTAATGCTTCAGTTTGCGCATTAAACGAAACAATTAAATCTAATTTACCTCCTACAGATGGATTATTAGCATCATGAATAAACCAATAAAGAGTTTCTTTAGCCCCATCCTCATAGGCTCCAATACAAATAGCAGTATCAGATAAATTTTGCCCACCAAAAGATAGTGTAGTAAGTTTAGAGTTTCCTTTAGAGTTTTCTACAGCCCCTATTTCAGTAGTTTCGGTAGACCCTAATCTAACATTAATTGCATTTATATATTGGCCTGGTGGAACTAAACGTTCATCCACGCTTTTATTCATCTTCCCTGCAATAAAATTTGTATTTACTATTGGCATCTTACTTTAACCATTTATCCTGTCCTCTCATATTCATTAAAAGACGACCAGGGTGAATATTACTTAATCTAATTTTTGCATTTCTTAACAATGATGACTTGTCTTTTCTTGCTCTGTTTACAATATATTCTTGTACACCTAATCTACCATTTAAAAGAGAATATTTGATATAAGCATATATATATTCTTCAAACAATTTATTAACGCTTATGTCTCCGTCTTCACCTTTTTCCATACCATCTGATACATACTCTAAAACAACTGATGCACCCCCTCCTATAGAGCTAAAATTAATAACTCCTCTTTGTTTATCTATACTAAACGTAGCGTTTGCGTTTGCTGTCTCAGTGTTTAATCCAAACCTGCCTCCAACTGCAAAGTCAAAATACCAACACCCATTTACATTCCATCCTGATTGATTATTATAAGGACTGCTACTGTTTAGGTAAATACTTTGAGCACCACTAGTAAAAGATTGATCTAATTGAGAAAACTCAGGCTTTAAAACATTGCCATTTTGATCGTATAAAAGTTTAGAATTGTTGTCTTGTAAATAAGTTGATGCCCAACCTATCTGTATGTTTTCTGTTAGCGGATATAAAACTCCATTTATATATTGAGATATTCTAACCCAATTTACATAATCAGACGGTAATATAAATCTTAAAGTTTCGTCTAAATCTAATTGTAATACCTTAACTTCTTTCATCGCATCATAATTCAATTCTTGAATTCCTCTTTTAGCGTGAAATAAAACTTGGTATCTATTAAGATTATTAATCAATTCATGATTCCCTTGATACATCAACATAAAATTATTGACAACATCATTTAACGAAACGTATTGGTATGAGCCCCAGTTCTTGGTTTCAGGTGTTACTCCTGAATTTGCGTAATATGCATAGTCATTTATATAAGCCATATCTTACGTTTGTATTTGGTTATTTTGTACTTCTTCTTGTTTGCCAAACTGATAAACATCTGATTCTCTAATCTCAATCCCTACATATTGACAGATTTTAGCTACTATGCCAGGCTCATCAGACAAAGGTAATTCAAAGTCTTGATAATCTGCTTGATTTGAATCAAACAAAGGTTCACCAGAATTTAAAGTTTGGTATGTCCATTTTGGCGATAATGGGTATCTAATGTATTCAGCAGTTACACTTCCGTTGTTTGTAATTGTAGATGGGTAAACTGTAATGGTATTACCTAACTGTCCGGTATTTGCATCACCTATAACAGACGATGTCGCTCCACCTAATACATAGGCTGGAAAGCCTGTTGAAGGCGCTGTAAGCGGTGAATTATTTAGATAAAATATTTTGTTTTGATTTACTCTTTCAACCTCAACAATACCTGTTGTATTAAATACACCATAAGTATTACCAATAGTTGCAGCTACACCAAATGGTGAGTATGATAATGTTAGTTGTGTTTCACTATCTACACTTATAACAAAACCACTAAAACCTGAGTAGCTAGATAGAGCTGAAGTGTTTACCACTTGTTGCCCAACCTTAACACCGCTTGTTACGAACGTAGCGTTCGTATCAGTTAATGTGTTTAAGCCTGCTGCTGTAGTTATTCCTGATGTTATTTGTGTTGGATAATAGTTAATCTTATTAACTAGATAATAATCACTAGGTAAATTAAATAGATTAGCTCCTTGTTGTGCTAAACTTCTAGTAACTGAAAAACTATCAATTACCTCTACCAATCCTTTTACAATATCAGCATATTCCGTTCCTGAAAGTCTTTGGTTTTCTTTATTAGTCCACGCATTGTATTGATAAAAATAATCTTCAAACAAATCCATTTGAGCTTGTTGCGCATAAAGATTAAAATCTTGAGGAGAAATATATCCGTAATTATTTTTATTAGCAATAGCTAAAACAGTATTTCTAACCGAGTTAATCATGTTAAATTCTTTTTACAAATATAGGCAAAAAAAAAGAGGTCACTTTTTTTGTAACCTCTTCTTTATTTTAATAAGAATTAAATCTTATGACTGTAAACCAGCGGCTTTTACACCTGTAACAATACTAGATATTATTGTTGGCGCATATCCTGCTGCAGCAGCTTTAGGATAAGAACTTGGGTTTGGAGTAAAAACTGGTTGTTGCCATGATAGCGTATATGCAGTTTCGATAGATTGATTTAGGAAATCTTTCCAGCTAAACTCATCATAAGCATCAGCAGCTAAAGTAATCTTTAAAGATTGAACCATTGACTCTTGTGTAATGGCTGCTATTGTACCATCACCTCCGCCTGATAAAGTTCCGCCTCCGCCAATCCCTGCGCTTGCAA